GATAGAGAAAAGCTTCTAGCACAAAGAAGATACTTTACATTTGATCCCAGGACGCAATATCTTGTATTCACCCCGCCTCCAAGAACACCAGGATCAGGCAGTAGGTTTTATGGTGTTATATTTTGTTATGTGGAGAGGTCGCTAAAAGATATTATAAAAGAGCAGTGGGTTTATCAATATGCTTTAGCGCTTAGTAAAATAACAGTTGGAACAATAAGAGGTAAATATCAGGGTACTAATTTATTTGGAGGAGGAACTATTAATGCTGCAATTATTGAAGACGGTAAAGCTGAAAAACAGAGATTAGAAGACACACTCATGCAGCAAGGTGCAGCAGGGTTTGGTGATAGCGCACCTCCAATGTTCTTTGTTGGTTAATTATGCTCCCTTTAAAAAAGAACGAAAAGTATAGACAAGGAGTTTTTAACCCTAAAAATATTGAGAAGTATGTTGGTAAAACAACCCCTATCTATAGATCAGGATGGGAGCTTAAATTTTTTAGATGGTGCGATAACAATAGTAATGTGCTTGAATGGGCATCAGAATCTGTCATAATACCGTATGTGAATAAAGCTGATGGTAAGGTACACAGATACTATACAGATGGTATTGTTGCAATAAAAGAAGGTGATAAAATCGTTAAATATATTATAGAAATTAAACCTTCTTCACAATTAAATGTACCTAAAAGCGGCAACAAAAGAAAAAGCACCATAAATTATGAGAATTATAGATATATACAAAACATCTCAAAATGGGATGCTGCTAAGCAATGGTGTGATAAGCGGGGGTATAAATTTCTTATTTTAACAGAAAAAGAATTAGGCCTTGGAAAATAACACATATATACAATAAATAATAATATGGCCCTGCGTTTAATCGTCGAGACACCGCAAGATAATACCGACTTCGAATATATTTACGAAGAAAAAAATAATAAAGAACAACCAAAATTATTTATTTCTGGGCCTTACATGATGTGTGAAACTGTTAATAAAAACAAGCGCGTTTATTCAAAAGATGATATGTTTAAAGAAGTAGCCCGTTATACAAAAGAAATGGTTGAATCAAAAAGAGCAATGGGCGAATTAAATCACCCTGAATCTGCAGATGTTAATCTTGCTAATGCATGTCATTTAGTTACTAATCTACGCATGGAAAATAATTATGTATATGGAAAATCGCAAGTTCTCTCTACACCTTCAGGCAAAATAGTAGAATGTTTAATTAAAGATGGTGTTAGCGTTGGAATGTCATCGCGCGCTTTAGGTGAATTAAAAGAAGAGAATGGTATTAATAAAGTAACAAACATGCGCTTGATTGCTGTTGATTGTGTTGCTGATCCATCTTGCCCAAAAGCTTTTGTAAATGGCATTTTAGAGAGCAAGCAATATGTATTAAAAATAAACGGAGAACTAGAAGAAATGTACAATTCATTTGAAAATAAACTAAATACTCTTCCAAAACACAATGTAAATGTGTTTTTAAAGGAACAAATCCTTAAATTTATTAAGGGGTTATAATAAATAATAATACTATGAGTGATAATGCATCTAATTCTCAAGAAAAAAAAGGCATTATAAATTTTATAAGAAATATTTCTGCAAAAAATTACGCAGAGGCAAATAAATATTTACAGGAGGTCATTGATCTAAAGCTTAAAGAGCAAATCAAAAAGGCTTCCGAAAAAGAAATTTTTTAATATGGACAAAAATATAGCAGATACATTGAAAGAAGCAACTAAGGATATCCTCACAGAGGATGTTTTAAAAGAAATTGAAGCAGCGTTCAACACTAGTGTTAACGAAAAGGTTAAGCTTCATGTTGAAAAAGCTCTCTTAGAGCAAGATGAAGACTATAGCAAGAAGCTCGAAACACTTGTTGAAGCTATTGATACAGACCATACAAACAAACTTAATAAAGTTGTTGAAGCAGTTGATGCAGATAGAGCTGAAAAACTCAAGCAAGTCATAGAAAAGTATGAAGCAGCTCTTGTTAAAGATGCTAATAGTTTCAAAGAAACTTTAGTTGAATCAATTTCAAAATATCTAGAAAAATATCTAGATGAGAAACTACCTTACTCTGATATTGAGACAGCAGTTAAGAACAAAAAAGCTCTTAGCATGCTTACCAATATTAGAGAAGCGCTTTCTGTTGATATGGCCCTCTCGCAAGAGAGCATTAAGAGCGCTGTAATTGATGGAAAAAAACAAATCGATGAAGCTGCTAAGCAGCTTGAAGCCTCACTACAGAGAGCCAATGAGCTTGAAAAAGAGCTCAATAAAGTTAAGTCTGAACTAGCCCTTGAAAAAAATATTCAAGATCTAGATACAGATAAGAAAGTATACATGAGAAAAATGCTTTCTGGCAAGTCTGCTGACTTTATTACTGAAAACTCTAAGTATACGCTGGGGCTTTACGAGAAAACCGAAGAAGAAAGACTCATAGGTCTAAAGGAAGAAGCAGTACAAGAAGCTGTTTCTAAGAAAGTAGATAGACCTGTAGTCGCAGAATCAGTAGCTAAGACAGAAGTAGAAGTTGAACCCTCATTCAACAACTACATGTCCGAACTTAGCAAATACTAATTTTATTTTTCTTGAGGATACTCCTGAACAGAAAATTTAAGGTCGACATCTATCTCTTTGGAGATTTAATATAATTATGGCAAACATACGTCCTTCACAGTCTTACATCAGTGAAGATCGCGCTAAGCTTCTCATTGAAAAGTGGGGTCCAGTATTGGATTACACTTCTACCAATGTAAAAGCTATCGAAGACGATCATACCCGCTTAAACACCGCTATTCTCTTGGAAAACCAGGAAAAGTGGTGCTTTGAAGCCAATCAATCCGGTGGAACAGGTTCTGTATTTTCCAATGGTTCCGTCAATGACGGCGCCTATGGTAATCAGTTCCCTTCACAGAATGATGGTGCTTATGCACAGGGTGACTACCGTCTTCCTAAGATCCTCATTCCGATGATTAGACGTACCTTCCCTGAGTTGATTACTAACGAAATCGTTGGTGTACAGCCCATGAGCGGTCCAGTTGGTCTAGCCTTCGCACTCCGTTACAAGTACGAGAGTGATGCTTTAGGTTATGATTCTGCTAGCTCCGGTCTTGATGCTTCACTAACTGGTGGACTTGGCAATCCTCAAAAGAACGCTGATGGAAACGAACTTGGTTACCAGTATCTAGATTCTAGATTCACCGGTGCCTCGTCCGCTTCTCTCTCTGGTGACGCTGCTAGCTACTTCCCAATGGTTGATCAGGATAGGGGTGTTGCTCAGTTACTCTCGAATTTCGAGTTAACAAGCAAGATTCCTCAGATCGTAGTCAGCTTTGAGAAGACTGCAGTTGAAGCCGGTACACGTAGATTAGCTGCTCGTTGGTCTGTAGAACTCGAGCAGGACTTGAAGAACATGAACGGTATTGATATCGACACTGAGCTCACAAACGCAATGTCTTATGAGCTACAGGCCGAAATTGACCGTGAAATGATCATCAGAATGATCCAGACAGCTCTAAACGGTGGCTTTGGCCGCGGTTTCTCTGTTTGGTCTCCTGCTTCCGCAGACGGTCGCTGGCTAGTTGAACGTAACCGTGACTTCTATCAGAGACTCATCGTCGAAGCTAATCGTATTGCAGTTCGTAATCGCCGTGGTAGCGCCAACTTTGTTGTTGCTACTCCTCGCGTTTGCGCAATCTTGGAAATGCTTCCTGAATTTCAGTGGGCACCAGTCCAGGGTAACGTCAATACACAGCCCGTCGGTGTAGCTAAGGTTGGTTCACTTGGTGGTAGGTTCAATGTTTATCGTGACACACGTACAGAAGCTCAGTTTGAGCTTGCACAGGGTGGTAACTATAGTGGTTCGACCGGTGGTCAGTTTGGTGCTGGCAACTATCGTACTTCACGTCTCGAATATGCTCTCTTGGGTTACAAGGGACCAGAATTCTATGACACAGGTATCATCTACTGTCCGTACATTCCTGTCATGGTACAGAGAACAATTGGACCCAATGATTTCGCTCCTCGCGTTGGTCTATTGACCCGCTACGGAGTAGTCGATAACATCTTTGGTGCTAACCTCTACTATCACGTCATCATCCTACAGGGTCTCGGAACAGCCTTCCAGCCTGGAACACAGTCTGTCTACTTCTAAAGAGTAGATAGGGGATTAAAAAAGAAACATTTTCACCTGGTAAGTCCCAGGAAATTTAAAAAAGGGCCTCTTGCGGGGCCCTTTTTTTTTGTAAAAACGCCTATGCATAGAATAAATATTTGTATGGCGCAAATACAGTTTACCAACACTCTAGCAAACCCAGCAGCTACAACACCTGAAACATTAAATGTTTCTCTTACTTCAAAAGGTGTAGTTCTCGAAACACTTGGTACCAATGTTAAGTTTCTTGTTTTCCAAGATACACCCCGTGCATTAACTACAAATTATCAAACACTTTCAACACCTTCAGGCACAAAATTCAGAGCTGATACAGCTTATAGCGGCATTCAGTTTGGAATTATTTACAAAGATAATTCTTCCACAATATTTACACTAGTAACTGGTGGAACTAATTCTGCTGACAGAGTAACTTATATTCTTCAGACTGTTACTTCCAATGGATATAATTCACAGAGTCTTGCTGATTTCCAGAGACTCTGGAATCTTAACGGCTAATTACTGCCTTACTGTCTTAGTAAAATATTTGAATTCATCTATTAGAGCTTTGTCCAATAAGCTATAATTGCTAGCTCTTGTAGGGTTAATATCAATACCACCTCGTCTTACATACAAGCAGCTGACAACAAGCTCTTCAGGTTTGAACAATTTAAACAAGCGCATATAAATCGTTTCACAAATCTCTTCATGAAAATGACATTCATCCCTAAATGAAACAATGTACTGCAAAAGAGATGTAGGGTTTATTTGATATTTACCCTTGTAATGAATATAAACATCACCCCAATCTGGCTGAGAAGTCACTCTGCAATTGCTCTTTAATAACGCAGAATGAAATCTTTGTGTCCTGGATTCAGGGATCTCTATTGCAGATAGGATAGAAGGATCTTCTACATAAGATCTGGATTGAATTGTAGTCACATCAATATTATTTTCTAATGTAGGGTAATCTTTATTGCAGAATACAGGTGGGTAGTATAGATCATCAGAAACAGCAGCTGTTGTTCTTACATAGACCTTGACATCTGTTTCAAGCAAATTGGATAGATCTTTTGCAATAGTATTCTGCAATTCATTTAATACTTGAATTATATTTCCTTTAAACTTCTGCATATTAAATGAATTCATATACAGTTTAATCGACTTGGATTCAACAATATATTTGTTCTTGCAAGGATAAACAATCTTAGCAATTGCTGCAACAGGCATGCCTTCTTGTGTTAAGCAAGACACTTCATATGCATTCCAAATATCAAAGCCACCAAATGGTGCGTTATCATCATCAATATCCAGATGCCTACGATTGTTAATTCTCGGTTCACGCACTAACAGAGACGGGTCATAGGTTGACTTGTATCCAGTTATTTTGCCAAGATGTTTTGATATATTACTGTTATCTAATTCCGTGTTCATTAAGCTTTATTTTAATTGCTTCCATCCGTTCTTCAACTGTTCCTTTTAAAATAGTTATCTTTCCTTTTAGTCTTTCATCTTTTAACCAAAAGTTCTCATACAAATCAATAATCCCATCTCTAAATTCCTTATTAGTACTTCTCTCACCATCATCTACTAGAGCGACATCATGAGGGCTCGGATAGAAAATATGATCATACTTTTTAATATAATTTGTATAATACAACAAACCTAAGCTATTTGATACAGGAAAATCATTCAACCTGTCTCTAGCAAAATAACTTGTATAAACCATTCCATCCATCAAGCAACGATCATGCAATATGCCTTGAAAATTAAATCCTTTATAATTATAAAACAAATTTTCAAACTCTTTGTTGAGAATCAACGCCTGTGTCACATCATTTGCACCTTCTTCATTTATATCACAATTATGCCAACGCTTAATCAGTCTAGTCACCTCGTCAATATAGCAAAGTTTAGAACCATAATACTCCTTACACTTCTTTAACAGAGTTGTCTTACCTGAGCACTGAGGACCTGTAAAAGTAAATATCATTCGCTATATTATAACTGTATTAATGCAAAAGTCCAAACAGCTTTAATAAAACAATAGAAGAGCATAATGCAGCTATAAAGCTTGTACAAGTACGTAACAACTCGAGCTTATGATTGTGACGGTCAACCCAAATTTCAATTGAATCTCTCAATCTACCTTGCTTACGCAGTCTTTTGATCTGTTTTTTGGATAATTTTATTTTCATTTTTTATTTGCCCCATTTACTATTATATACTATTTCTGCAATAATGCAATATACTGCTGAATCTCTAAATGCATCCATAACCGGTTCATTTGCAGAGCTCATAACTTTTTTCTTCAGAACTAAATTAATTAAACGCTGAATTTTATCATTAAGACGAACCACAATTGCAGATACAGCAGCAAATTTATCCTCTTGTTTAACTAAATCTGAGCCAAGTGATATATTTCCTGGACCATAATCAAATTGTTTCTTACAAAATGTTTCATATAGTTCCGCTTGTATTTTCTGAAACTCTTTACATGTTTCCGGAAAGTTTTTCTCAACATATTTAATTACATCTTCTTTATTCATAATCTTACCCCGTAAGCGACGTTATTTAAATTTAATGCACCAAGATTGCAACCACCAGAATAGCTAATTGCGCTTTGCAGGTCTTGCTTAATTTCTTCCATTTTTTCAAGATATGTAAATGCGTCTGTATCCATTAATTTCATGGTACCTTCAATATTTTTCTTTTCAATTTTATTATGCACACTTGCAGAACCAAAGTATTGCTTAAATCTTCTACCACTTGCATCTTTAACAAGGGGTGCTGGGCTATCAGAACAGGCTGCAAATATAGATCCACACATCACCATACTGGCA